ACCCAGAAGCTATTCCCACTCGGGAACACCACATGCAGCGCGTAGATGACCGGGTGAGAGCCGTCCGAGAAATTCCACCGATAGGTGATCTCGACAGCCTCGATGACCTTCGCGGCCGACCACACCGAGCCATAGCACTTGCGAGCGGCAATCTGCTCGCTCAAGGCAGCATTCGCCGCCTCGATCGTGGGGACGTTGAAGATGGCCTGAATCTGCGACAGGTCTTCGCAGGCCAGCCGCTTGCGGCCGTCTTCGGGAAGAATGGTCGGCGCGCCTGCGTTTGCACTGGGAATGACGATCTTGTCGTAGCCGGTATGGCCCGGAGGGACTTTGGCGTTCTCGCCCGGATCGACAATGGCGCGCTCGCCGTTGTGTTTGCCAATGGTGGCGTGGGCGGGAGGGCAAAGAAGAGCGAGCGCGGCGGAGGCCACGATGAGCAGTCTCATGGGGATGTGTCCTTTGGGGTTGGGAGGGAGTTAAGTCCGCGGCCAGAGCCAGACGCCAATCGCGGCAATAAGGCCGCCGATGGCTATGCCGAAGCCGAATAAGGCGAGCATGAAGCGCCACCCGCCTTCGGCCCGAAGCATGGTGTCGCGTATCTCCGTCACCTTCTCGTCCATGCTGGCGACGGTGCGTTCCAGTGTCGTCACACGAGCGGAAAGCTCGCCTATCTCCCGCTCTGTCGGCATGGTCACACCACCTTGCCCTTGTCGTAGGCGCGGTCAGCGGCGGCAGGGGTGATCGTGTGAGTGAAGAACTTCCGCCTGACCCAGATAAAGGCGAAGGCGCCAATGGTCACCGCGGCGACGATAAAGCGGCCTGAGCCGGCCGGAAGGACGAGGCTGGTCAGCGTTTCGACAGCTTCACTAAGGGGCTGGTTGATCGTGATCCCGAGAAGAGGCGCAAGCTGATTGATCGCGACCACCGCGGCCCCGCTGACAGCGGCCCAGCCCTCGACGCTCTTGACCATAGGCTTCGTCTTGACGATGGCGATCTCGTCAGAACCCCCAACGGCTTCCTTGACTGCCGCGACCACTACCGCGGGCGGGATAGCCGCAGCCGGAGTAGACGCCTTGTTCCGATTGGCCAGCTTGCTGGTAATGAGGTCGGTAAAGATGCTGCCTGCCGTTTTCACAACGGCGGCCCCGAGGATGTTGGCCATGCTCAGTCTCTTTCGTTCAGGGTGTGGAACCCGATAGGCTCGGGCGACCGGTAGATCGGATGTCCCTCTTTGGACACGAGGCCGGTGCTCACCGGCTCGCGCTCGTAGACAGTCTTTCCTTCGAGGTGGAGGCAGTCGGCGCCGTCCCACCAATCGGCGCGCGGCCGAATGACGTAGCGAGGCATCACTGCACCAAGGCGATGATGACGAGCACGCAGGCCCCCAGCATGCAAAGCGCGGCTACCAGTTCGGCATGGACCATTTGGGGGACATGATTGCCGTGGCCGATCGGATCACGAGAGCCGGGTGGGGCGGGACGCGGCATGGTCAGTCTTTCTGGTTGCGGAACACGATGAAGGCGATGAAAGCCGCGAAGGCGACGCACACCCCAAGGCCAAGCCAGACCTGCCAGCGGTCAATCGCTGCTGCTGCGGTGGTCAGGCCGCCCCCCACGATGACGGCAGCCGCCCCCGTAGAAGCAGAAACCCCGCCTGAGGGGGCGGGGCTGGGGTAGAACACCGGATCGGGATCGGGGCCGGGGTTGTCGGGAGGGGGAGGAACCGGGACAGGCGCGGGAACGATCTCGACAGTCGCCTGCGATTCCCCCGTGACCGGCGTCCACGGCGTGTCCTTGATCTTCGCCCACTTGGCGTAAGCCGCTGCCAGCTTCTTGTCGTAGCCGTTCTTGGCGTAGCCTGGTCCGTTGTAGATGCGGGCGAAGATGGCCCAGTTGTGCGCTCTCAGGTCGTCATCGATATGAGCGGCCTTGATGAACGCCACCATCGCGGCGAGATGGTTTTCCTCGTCATCCATGAAGGCCTGCACCATCGCCTGTGGCGTGGCGTAGCCGACCATCTTGAAGTTCTCGCCGAGGATTTGCCCGAGGCCCCATGACGACGATTTAAGCGCCGCTGTCTCGTCAATCTCCATCGCCGCTTTCAGGCGGGGATAGCTGTCTTTGGGATAGGGGCGCGTGCCCCACTTGGGATAGGCTAGGCCGGCCTTTACCGCTGCAGCCTGCTTCGACCCGAGAAGGTTCCGGTAGAAGACGTGCGGCTCGAATAGCAGCTTTGGACGGTCGAGAGAGTCGAAGCCGCCGCCGGCCGTTTCCACGTCGATCACGGCATGGACTTCATCCTCGCCCACACCAATCTGGTGGCCGAGTTTGGGGAGGTCGATATCGTCAAGGCGTTTTGCCCGGCCGATGAAGCCTTTGAAGTCGGTCATGGAATCCTCAAAGAAAAAGCCGCCCTAAGGCGGCTGTGGTAGGATCAGCGGATGGACAGGTTCATCCAGAGACGGATGTTCGAGGCCCTGCTCGTCGGGGTCGGGCTGCTCGTCTATTTCGGTCTAAGGTGGGCCGGGGTTGTCGGTTAAGGCGCGATCCGTGAGGTCTGGCGAAGTCGAAGCCACGCCCAGAGCCGGCACGCGCCCCACATGACGAGCCGCACGGGGAGCGATACCTTCGTCACCGTCATCGCCTCGTAGAAGATCGCGTCCGCCAGCGTGGCGGTTGGCGCTTCCGGGTGCGGCCTCCTCTGCACGATGAGGTCGCAAAGATAGTCATGGACGCAGGCCGGCCGGCTGTAGCGGCCCCATGCCGGAAGGAGCCACCAGAAGATGCGAGGGACACTGGCCCCGTCCGTCTGGAAGCCCGCCGGCACGGCAATGCGCCGGCCGGAGCCTTCCGCCCCGACTTCGTAGACGAGTGGCTGGGCAAGCTCCCACTCCCGCCCATCCTTCGCGTCGAGTTCGGTGATGGTGAGCGGGCCGGTGAAGGCGGACACGTCAGGTCCACCATTCGTCCGACTGATAGGTGGCCGGGATCGGCGACATGGCCTTGAGCGCCCATGACTTCGCAAAGATGCCGGCGCCGAAGGCTGCCACCTTCGCCGTCATGTCCATCATCTCCAGCGCGGTCAGGGTCCATGTTTTGTCGTGCGCGTCACGGAATGCGAACGGGGTATTCGGCGCCCCGCCGATCACCGCCTTGATCGCCTGACTTTCGAGGGTGAGAAGATTCCGATGGTCCACCTCGTCGCGGGTCTGAACCGGAATCGGACCCTGCCCCGATGCGAGCGTTACTGTGCAGCCGAGGGACAGGCGGCGCTCTCGCTCGACGGACACGTCGTCACCAGTGATCGGGGCTGCGGGAGGCGCTGGCGGAGGCGAGAACACGCCGCTGGAGTATGACCAGCCGATTTGGGACGTTTCGCTCTCGATCCACGTTTCGCCGGGCGGGACCCAATCATGTGGGACCGGCCCATCGAAATGAGCACGGTTGACGACGAGACCGTTTTCGATCTTGCAGAGGTCGGTCATGATCTCCGTTCCTACTGGCTGCAATATTCGGTGATGATGACCAGGCCAGCCGTACCGGCGCCGCCAGACTTATTGCCACTGGTACCTTGATCCCGGCCGCCGCCGCCGCCGGCTCCTCTGCCGCTTGCGGCGTTGCCGTTGGCGTTGGTTGCAGTTCCAAGCCCCCCGCCTCCGTAGGCTGAATTGGCACCGCTGCCGCTAGTCCCAACCGTGCCGCCAACACCGGTCAGCCCGGAACCCCCAGGCGATGCTGTGATATTGCCTGTGCCAGCAATTCCTCCCGCTCCGCCGGCTCCGCCCGAGCCGCCAGCGCTACCGACGCCCCCAGAGCCCCCCTTGCCGATGCAGAGTGTGCCCACAGACGTGTCACCGCCATTGCCGCCAGTATTGGCGCCTGCGGTTGCTCCGCTGCCGGCGCTTCCTATTGTAACAGTCTGTGAAGCCCCAATATCGGCGGCAGTCTGAAGCCCAAGCGACATTCCACCCGCGCCGCCGCCACCGGCCTCACGGTCACCGCCGGAAGAAACACCGCCGCCGCCGCCGCCGCCGCCTAGACACATGATCTGGCAGTAGAGCATCCCGGTTGACGGCGTGTAGGTACCGGAGCCGGTAAAGACCTGTGCTTTGACCGAGACGACGCTTGTCGTGATCGCCGCCCATACTCCACTCGCCTTCAGAAACTTGTTCGCAGCCGCGTCCCCCGCCGCTGGCGCGGGAACAAGCCCCTTCGTCCCACCCGAGCCGCCGTCTCCGCCCATCGCGCTCAAGTCGGCCGTGACCTGTGCCGGGGTACGGGCTGCCCATGCGCTCGACTTGTATTGAAGGATGGTGTCCGCAGCGGGGGTTAACGCGGCTATGGCAGCCAAAACCGGGGCAAGCGTGACGGTCGGATTGCCGGAGATTCCATCACCGTAGGTCACGACGATGCCAGCATTCCCCGACGCGAGGGTACGAAGCGCCCACGACTCGCTGCCGATACGCGCCAGAATGCCGGTCCCGCTCAACGCCTCAATGGCGGACAGGTCGTTGCCATAGCTCGGGGCGCCCGGAGAAACCCCGAGCCGATCCGTGATCGTCGTTGCCATGTCGTATTCCTGAAATGAAAAGGCCGTCCCGAAGGACGGCCAAGGTGGCTATTTCAGCGGATGGTCTGGAGGCCATCCCTTGCAGTGGCCGATCTCATGCTTGAGTACGGCGTCTTCCAGATCAGGCGGCATGCCGGACTGGAGATTGATGAGACAGGCTGTCTTTCCCTTTGGAGGCGTCGTGCAGCCCAAAAGCACCATTGGCTTCATGCCGATGATGTTCTTGCACAGCGCTTTCACGTCCCCGTATTGGACCTTGTAGGGCACGTCCGGTCGCTTCGCCCATTTGGCCGGCGGCTGTTGAATGCCCGCAGGCGCCGGCCAGACAAGCCTCGGCGTATCGACTGGACCAGACAAACCCGCAAGAATGATGATCGCGCCGACAGACGACATAGCTGCCTCCTCTTCCGCCGCGCGACCCAGATATATGCCTTAGGGGTTGCTCCGAGAAGAAGAGCCGGTGCGCCCGCCGCCACCACCGAGTGACGACGACGTGCCGGGCGATGTCGACGAACCGCCCATGCCACCGGGATTCGATACGGTGTTGCTCCCGCCACCGGCGATGCTGCCACCAGGCGAGGTGCCCGGGCTGGTCGGGTTGCCGCCGCCCGAAGAGGAATTGCGTGACTCGCTCGGCGACGTATAGCCGCTCTGCGAGCCGCCTCCAGTAAAGACGCTGTCCGCTCCGCCGCCCGCATTGAGCGAAGCCGCAAGGGCCGCCGCCTGTGCCTGTGAGAAGCTGAACGCATTGGCCTGTGCTATCTGTGCCGCCTTCAGATTGGCGAAGGGATCAACTGCCGCTCCAAGGGAGATGGCCCTGCCCGCCTGCGAGGCTTTGAACGCGGCAAGTTCGCGGGCCGTCTTGGCGTAGTTGCCGATAACCGCGCTTGTCGCCCCGCCGGCCCCGCCCAGCGCCGAGCCGGCCGCTGCGCCCCCAAGCGAGGGCGTGAGGTCCGCCTGAAATTGCAGTTCGTCCGCAGTCAGGTAGGATGGTTCGTCGCCGAGCACGCCCTTCGGCACCATGCTTCCGGCGCCCCGAAGGAAGTCCCCGAAGTCCTTCGCCGATTTCTGGTCCCGAAGCATGCCCGGCGTATACTGCGGAGCGTCCGTGGCATTCTCGAAGTTGACCGGCGCTCGATCCATAAAGCCGAGGTTCCGGCCGCCCGTCACATCGATACCGTCAGGCATTCCGAGCGGATCGCGGAAAGTCTTGCTCACAACAGACGAGTCGCTCGACCATATATCGCGCGGGATATTCATATAGCCCCCGCCGGGCGACTGAATACCGAAACCCGGCTGCACCAGAGCGTCCAGCGCTCCAGCCCCGCCCGACAGGTTCACCGCAAGGGACTGCCCCATGCTGGCGGCAAAGTCAGACCCAACCCCGCCACCAGGAAGACCCGGGGCCGGCCCCTCGATCACCTGGGCAACATCGAACCTGTCGCCGCCCATTTCAGGCGACTGACCGCGGGTGACGGGATTGTCGGCCTGCTCCTGTACCGCTGCCATGTCGGCGAGGGTCTTGATGCCGACCACGCCATCCGGCCGAAGCCCGCGCTCCTGCTGATAGGCGGTAATGGCCGCACGAGTGCGAGGACCGATCACGCCATCGACCTTGAGCGCCCGCCCCTTGGCATCGGTAATGCCTTGGTCGTTGAGGAACTTCTGCACCTCAGCGTTGGCCGCTTTGGTGCCACCGCCCTTGCGTAGGTAGGTGCCAGAACGGATTGCTTGCTGCGTCGCGAGGAAGGTCGGACGCTGGCGCGGTGTGGGAATGCCCGGCGCCGGCTGTGCGCGCTGCTCCTCAGCCACCGTAAGCATCCTACGGTGTTCGCCGCTCAGCGGCGCAATACTGTTCCGCTCTCCCTTCGGCTGGTTGTCGAGAACGGCTTGGCGGTCGGCAATGGCACGAGACGCACCGAAGGCTCGGGCTCTGTCCGACGCTGAAGGGATATCGAGCGGCGGACGGAGGTTGTTTGGGTTATTGGGATCATAGTCTGGACGTAGCCGCGGGAGTGGAACGCCGGTATCTGCTGAGACTGTCTCGCCCCACAGATTTGGATAGGCGCCCCCGTTTACAGCCGCGCGCTGCCCCTTCGCGCTGTAGATCATCCCCGCGCCGAGCGTGTTGATATATCGACGGAAGCTCGCGTAAGTGCCGTTGGTCCAATCGCCGCCGACCATCATCTTGCTCGACTTCAGGTCGAAATGCATGAGGTCGACGCCGCCGGGGTTCAGTCGCGAGCTGCCGAACCACCCACCCCAACGGAACGAATTGGAATACTGCGGCGCGACCTTCACCTGCGCCGCCCGCATTTGCGCCGCAAAGGCTTCGTAGATTGGGAACCCGATCGAGCTCTTTAGATTGGGTATCTCAGCGCCCGTCGCCGGGTCCGTCAAAACGATGTCCACAGCCTGGTTCTTGTCGTGCATAGACGAGCCGCCGCCGAACCGCTTTCCAGAGAAAACGGTCACGTTGTACGGCGTGGACTTGGCTGCTTCTTGGGCGATGGCGGCGAGAACGGCGTTGGCGCCATTCCCCTTCGCGGTGCCCTCGATCGTGAAAGTACCCATCGGCAATTATCTCACTGACGCCGCGAATTGGAGGTTCGCCGCATGAAGACCTTGGCCATTCTTGCTTTGCTCATGTCATCCGGCCTCGCACACGCGGGCGCGCTGCCCATTGATGGGGCCTACGGGACAGAGATGGGATGCGCTGCGCTAGCCAATCGTGACGCTGCCGGAGACCCGGAAAGCATCGTCTATGTAACGAGAACCGAGGCAGCCGGCATGGAGTACGGTTGCCAGGTTGGCGAAGTCACTAAAGTCGGCGACGGATATCGCGCCAAACTCTCCTGCGACGGCGAAGGCGACCATTTCTCAACAGACGCCACGCTGGTCACGGTTGCTAAGGACAAAGTCGTCTGGAGCGTGGATGGCGCTCCCTACGTCCTCACCCGCTGCGATTGACGCCCCTGCCCTTCCCGCCCTAGCGTTGAGATGGGATCGCGGCGAAGGAGGGCGTCATGTTCCGTGTTCTGTGTTTTCTGTCGTTTTGCAGCATTTCCACGACGCTACTCCACGCTGAAGAGCCGCCAGATCGCAAGACATTGGAGGGCGCGCTGTCCCTCTGCTACGAAATGGCAGCCTTCACTTACGCCGGACGAATATGTGCTTCCGTTTCTGAGGTCGCACTGGCCGCTCAAGACCAGTGCGCCAATTTCGAACACGATCTCCTTGTCGACTACAACGCCGAATATCATTCGCCTGTGACCGCCGTCGCCGCGCTGGAGGGCCTTCAGAAGCGTGTACTGCCACGCATCGCGCGCACCGTCCTAGACGAGCGCATGAAGGCGAAGCTCAGTTGTGGCTCATCTTCCGGCCAGTAACTAGGCCGCCTTCTTCTGTATCCCGAACGTCTCGTTGACGCCCTTCTCCATCGCATCGAAAAGCGACCGTAGATAGAACAGGTTCTGCAGCGGCAGCATCCGCCTGATCTTCTTCACGTCCGATTGCGTCATGCCACCGCCACTCATCGCGTCGAAGATGTCGATAAGGTCCGACACCTTGCCTACCGACGGCCCAAAGATCGCGCCGAGCTTGTTGACGTTGATGTAGCGCCGCGCCGGCTGGCCGGTCAGCGCTGAAAGCCCAATCCGGTCGCCGGTGATCTTCTCCAGCGAGTGATTGACGTTCATCAGCCAGCCGCCAAGGCCGGCATTGTCGAACGCCTCCGATGCCCACACCGCGGGATTGTCCGAAGGCTCCTGCCCGTTCAGTTGCGACTTGATCCAGTACTGCATCATGCCGAGGCCCATGGCGAGCATGACGCCATTCAGGACGGCCATGTCGCGCTGCTGAAGCCCGGCAACCATCGTCCGCTGCACACTCGCCATCGCGAAGGATTGGAACTGCGCAATCACCTGCCCAGTCTGCGTCGAGGCCCATAGCGGCTTGTCGGCAACGCCCGGGGTGACGATGATGTTGTCGACCTCGCGGTTCACAAGCGACCGGAGCGCCTGCACAGCCTGCTTGTCGGTCCACTCCGCCGTGTTGGCCCACGCGATTGAGCCATCCCTACCACCGTGCTTCTGAAACTCGGCAGTGATGCGATCGGCCATGTTCGCGTCAATGCCGTTTGATGCAAGGAACGTCTTATCCTTGACCGACGCCTTCCCTTTCGCCCAATCTTCGACCGCCTGCAGCGCGCGGGTCTGCGTGATAATCCCGCTGAACTGCTTCACGACCGTGTTCCACGGCGCCATTAGGGTCGCGAACGAATACAGACGTGCACCCCGGTCGATTCCCCGCTCTACCCTTGTCCCGTGCCCATACTGATCGGCCACGTCAGCGAAGGATGCGACGCGATCGTTGGTGATCATGTCGAGGCCTTGGCCGGCGAGCTTCACGTCCTTCTTGGCGAGCTTGATCGCCTTCAGCCCTCGCGTGAGCGGCGTCAGGGCCGTACCCATGGTGCGGGTCAGGCCATGGACCATCACCGGCTTCGCGAGATCGGAGATCGCAGAGACCGTCATCATGCCGAGCGACGCCATATAGTTCAGCGTCTTGGCCGTGTGCACACTGCGGTGGAGAAGCCCATCGGGATTGTCGGGAAGCGCATAGGTGCCGCGGATGCGGTCGCGCATGGCCACCAGATCGCGGATATCACGCTCGGCGATAGCGTGAATGCGCTTCGACGCCTTCTCGCTCTTCGCGGCGTTGGCCTTCGCGTTCGCCTCATCTGTGATTTTCTGGATTTGCTCAATCATGTCGACCGAGCCGAATTTCTTAGTCAGTGCGATATCGGTCGCCATTGTCCGCACATAGTGCGTGTCGATCTTCTGAATGTCGCGCTCGACGAAATCGAGCACCTTTGTGGTCGGAAGCGACGCGAGCGCCCGTTCTTTTAAAGGGCCCCGCGGCCCGGCGGCAAAGTCACCCGGCATCATGGTTCGTCCCGGCGACTGACCGAGGATGTTGTTGATCACGTCGTCGGAGAGGGCTTCCATCTCCTGCCGGGACAATTCCGTCACTTTGGATGGTAGCCCTTGCGCTCCGGTTCTCGCCTCAAGGTCATCAACGCGAGCGAGAAGTTCATTCTGCTGTTCGATGAAGTGCTGCACGAGAATGTTGCGCAGCTCGCCACGGCGCGCCTTGACAGCCACACGATTCCACATGCGCGTCAGATAGCTGTTGTCGGCCGTCCCCGCCTCGACCAGCTCACGAAACCCCGGAATGACGTTCATGCCTTCATCGCGCCACTGGTTGACCAGCTTGCGGCGAAGCTGGGCCATCTCCGCTACTTCCGGGATGATATGTGCGTCCCCGTTCAATGCGGCATCCGATATCGCATTGACGAAGCGGTCCCACGAGAGCTTGCCCTGCCCTGCCCCAAACATCCTGGCAAGCGGAGCAACGCCCGGCGCCATAGGCACCTGCTTTCCGAAGAAATAACGCGAATAGGCGCCTCGATAGTTTTCGAGGAGATCGACCAGCGGCCCCTGCGCCGTCTTAACCTGAGCCTCGACCGATCCACCGGGAGAGGTAGGGATACCCTGAACATTCTCCTCAAGGACGTTCGTATCGAACAGGTCACGCGCCGCATTCCGGGTCGCATCCAGTTCCGATCCGATCGTGCGATATCCAGGCGTTGTGAACTTGAACGCTTTTGTCGCCCCAAGGGACCCGGCGAGCTTTCCCGTGCCCCGTCCCGCAGCAGATGACTGAGCACCGGCGCCCTGAGGGATTGCGCCCCCCTGCATCGCCTCATCACCGACCTTGAAGTAGTCCTTCACGCCGTCGGCCAGGCCCTTCGCCTCTCCTTTCGAGAGAAGACCCACGGCTCCGCCGAGAATGCCGCCTACGACGGTCGCGAAGCCAATGCCCCACAGGGAATCTTCCGTGGTGTGCGTCGGGTCAGCCGCCGAAAGGATGGCTTGATCGATTGCAGAGGCCCCAGCCGTGAGCGCCGCACCTTCAGCCGCCGTCGCTGCGACCCGCGCAGCACCGCTAGCGGCTGCCCTCCACACCCCGCCAAGAGGAATGAAGATCGTCGGAGACAGCATGCCGGACACAAGCCCTCCAACGAGTCCGGCAGTGCCGCCACGCGCCAGCGACTCATTCATGGCATCGTGTCGATCGACTTCGGACATAATCCATTTGACTTCCGCCGGCGACCGGGCGCCGAGGAACGGATCGCGGTTGGCCTCATACTTCGTTCCACTGAGCATCTTCAGCAGGGCATCAGTGTCGAACGAAGGATCCGCCTTGAACTCCGGCTGGGTGCTCAGGTCTACGATCGCGGCAAGAGGACTCGTGCCCCACGTAGACTTGAGGATGCCGGGATCATCGCCTTCGCCAAACCAAGTAGAAGCCTTTGGCTTTTCCCATGTCGGCGCCTCAGTACCCGGCATGACCGCTGGGGCGGCCGGGCGCATCGCGAACGGGTCTTGCCGAAGGTCCGACTGCAGCGTCGCGCTGGGTTCGACGAAACTCATTGGCCGCCCATCAACTTCCACTGTAGGTCGGTATCCATCGGTCGGGCCGGTATGCCCTGCTCGATGGCATCGTTGAACTTTTGCGCCTTCGGATTCTCCGTACGGAACTTCTGAACACTGACGGCCTTGGCAGCGCCCTGATCAAACGGCCAGCCCGGCTTGGCATCCGGCGGCGGCATGACGAGGTGAAGGACCCCGTCCTTATCCTCGACGCGGATCGCCCATTGGGGAAGCTGCTTGGCGCCGGCCGGGCCTGTGGTGACGGGGAGCGAGCCAACGAGACTCCACGACTGTGCATCTGGGAATTGCTTCTCGACCGTGTCGTCAAGCTGCGTGTCGAGCCACGCCTTGTTCCCCTCGACAGCGTTGAAAAACCGCTCCGGCGGATTCTCCATGACGTAAGATGAACCGTCGCCGGCCTCGGTAACACCCCAGCGGTAGCTCAGCCACTTGAAGGCCAGGTCCCATGCTGCGGATTCGTCACCGTCGGTCTTGCCATAGGCGACCGCGAACTCAGTCTGGAAATCGCGGAGCATGGCCTGCGTCGCAAACCCATCCGACGGCCCCGACGGCGCATTGAACGGAAGCCATGAGCTGTTATCGAACCGCTTCACCAAGGCGGACGCGATGGCCGCCTGATCCTTCCCGGCCAGCACTTTCCGGCCCTGCTCTTCCATCTTGTCTTGCACCTCCACCACGCGAGGATCGGCAAGCGGGTTGAGCTTCTGGCGAACGACATCGTCCGGCACCACGCCCGATAGGTTGCGGTAAATGTCTAGCTTCTTGGCGTTGTCTGCGCCGATGGCGTCGATCACCGCGCCCGGGTTCTGCTGGTAGAGGGTGGAGAGGGTCGCGTACGCGCGATTAAACGAGCCATTGTCAGTAGACCGCATTCCCAGCTTGAGCACTGCAGCCGCCGATTTCGGGACATAGCCATGCTTCTGAACCAGGGCTTGCAGCGCTTGAGTGGCTTGCGGGTCATCCTGCAGAAGGGTCGACCCGCCGTGAAGAATGCCCTTGTCGTAGAAGGTATCGATATCCTTGCGATCTTCCTCAACGAAAGGATTGAGGGACGCATCTCCCGTCACGCGCTGGGTGGCACTCGAGAGTGCCAATCCGTCCTTCTGTACCTTGTCGACAAGGCCCAGCAACTTCTCGCGATCGCCCGCGTCGGTGAGCCAGCCATTGCCGTCATCGTAGGCTTGGCCGACCTCGGTCGCCCCAGCCTTCCCGTCGAGGATTAGGTTCTCGAGAAGATTGATGCGCCCCGTGTACTCTTCCTTGCGCTGCTGGGCCTCTAGTGTCTGCTGCCGCAGCAACTGCGTCGCCCCATCTTGTGCCAGCGCAAGCTTTTGCTCATACGGAATACCATCGAGAACCGTCGACCAATCGGTATGCTCGGCGCCGGCCATCTTGTCGGATGCCCACTGGCGGATTTCACCGACTGTCTTCGGCTGGCTGTAATCGACCTTGCCCTTGGCGTCCGTGCGATAGAACACGCTCGGGTTGGACTTCGCCGCCGCGGGGGCAATGCTCTCGCCGGTCGCGTTCGGGTCGGAGCCGAGCATCGCCACGGCGCCCTGCGGCCCGAGGAAATGCGCGAGATAGAGATTACCGGCAGTCGCGCCATAACCGCGCGCGCCCAGATAGCTGGCGTTCTCATCCGAATAGCGCTGGGTCATTTCCAGCGACAGGTTCGGATCGGTCCGCATCGCAAGGATATCGGCCCTGCTCCGGCCCTTCATCAGGTCGGGACGGTACTTCTGCACCATGGCAAGCCATGTGCCTTCGGTGAACTGCCCCGCACCTACTGCGGAAGATGCCGGGTTGGTTATGGTCGGATCGCCGCCGCTCTCCACCAGCATGATACGCTGGGCGATCGTCTGCTTTCCCGTGGCCGGGTCGATCAGCGTCCGCTCGCTGGGGGACAGCGACTTGGCGAAACCGGTCTGCAGGACCTCCTTCAGCTTCCGCTTGGCCTCGTCCTTCTCGATCGGGGTCAGGGCGGGGTTGTCATCGATCAGCTTGAAGCCATCTTCCTGAATGGCAAGAAGCTGCTTCGGCTTGGAAGGATCACCATCGGGGAGCTTCGCCGCCTGCTCGATGCGCGGCAGGAGGGCATTCGAGGTGACATCGCCAAGCGAGTTAAGGGCCGTGCGGCGCTGCTCGCCTCGCTCGAAATCGAGCGCTCCACCGCTCCCCATCATCGCATTGTCGCGATAGGTGACGAGGGAGAGATCGTATTGCGGCTTCAGACGATCAGGGACGGTCGCGAAGAAGTCCTTGGCGCGCTGGCTGTAGCCGGCATCCCACTTGGCGGCAAAGCCCTGCGCCTCGCCCGGCTGCATATTGCGGGTGGCTTCGTCGTAGAGCTTTGCTTCGTTCGTCTTGAACTGCTCGAACTTGGTCGCGACCTGATAGTCGTTGACCTTGTCCCAGCTATCCTGAACTGCCACGGCAGATTGAGCGATCTGCTGGCCAAGGTTGGCGAATGCATTGCCCTGCTGAAGCGCGATCTTCTCCCGGGCAGCGGCAAGGTCTGCCACGGACCCATAGCCGCCATCGCCCTGCACAGAGGCAATGCGCGGCGTCGGGAGACCGCCGAGATCGTTTGCGTCTACGAGCTTGGGCATCAGCCGTATGCGTAGCTGGCGCCAGAGGACGGCGTGTAACGCATGCCGTATTTCTGGAACATGGTGGTGGCACCGCCGACAATGGTGCCGGCAGCCGAAAGGAACGAGTTCATGCGAGTGGCCGACGCCGCCTCACTACCGATCGTCATAGCGTTGGCACCGGAAGCGCGTGCAGCCGCGGCAGAGGCAAGATCGGCATCCGAGGCCGCCTGTCCGCCGTACTTGACCAAGGCCTCCTGATAGGCACCATACTTCTCGATCTGGCCCTGAATGTTGAGTGTCGATGCGTCGTCCGCACTGAAGCCTCCGGCCCCAGCGACCGCCTGATTGCGGGACAGGGCGAGGCGCTTCTGATGGTCGACCTCCTGGGCCTGCCGCTGAGCCGACGCGCGCTCGTTCTTCGCGCGCACCTCTAGCTGCTTGGCCTGGAACTCGTTCCCTGCCTTGATCGCCGCCGCCTGCGCCATTTGCTGGCGCGCAGCTGCTTGCCCGGCAACAATGGTGCCGACGGCTGAAACAGCCGTGCCGGCAGCCAGTGCTATAGCCGCGAGACCCGCCATCTATCCGTTATCCCTTCAACAGGCTCAAAGCCCATGCAGCGCAACCAGTGCTCTACGTTAGGCTCCTTCCGGTCCGCCGTCGCGTAGATCACCTTGCCCGTTGCCGCCATTTCCTTGACCAGCTTGCGGGCTTCCCGCACGAGCTGGACCCGGAACCCTTTTGCCTCGTCCTTCAGATCGCAGAAGGCGACCAGAATGCCCTTCACATGGGCGAAGCCACCGCACCCGATCAGCTTGCCGTCGAGCTCGCCGACGATCGCCGAAATGGTCGGCCGGTTCTCTTCCTCGCCGTAATAGGCGTCCAGATCGGCTTTGGTCGCCCGGCGGACTACCGGCCTAGACACGCCGCGTTTCCGTCCAGCTAACTGACTGTCGCCGGAGGCTGTCGACTTGCTTGTAGTGGCGTAGGGAGAGATCAACGAGGAGGCCGTTGCCGCTTTCCGCCGCTCTCATCACGGCAAGGAGCGCGTTGAACTCGTCCATACTCAGAACGACACGGTCATCTTCCATTCGCATTTTGCTAGACCTTGTCTTCCGTCGAAATACTCGGCACCGCCGCCAGCACCGTGCAGGGGCGCGGCGCACGCGCCCGAAGCCAAATGCGGGCATCGGTGTCGATATTGCCTGGAAAGGAGAACGAGTCCGTATCGAACGTGTCGAAGATTTTGTCCTCGCTCACCTGTGCCCCGTTGTCGATCATGCGGGGAATGGGATCGAGATTGCTGCTGTCCGATCCGAAGCGAAGCCCGTTGACGTGCGCCTGGTAGAGGATGAACCCGATGTGATCGACACGTTTCTTCTGCGTGAGAGCAGTGCCCAGCGCCGCCGCATAGGCCAGTTTCGTGGTCTGGTAGTCGGCATCGTAGGGAAGCCCGACAACGCCCGTCGTGACCGCGGCACCAAGCGTGATCGCCCCGCCGCTGACGGTGTAGGTGGTCTGCGTGCCGTTGCTGTCGTCCGGGCTATAGTCCTTACCGTCCGCCCAGACGATGACGCTCTGGCCCTCGAGATGCGACAGGCCGGTGATCGTGGCGGAGGCCGGCCCATTCGTGAACGAGACGGCACAGTCTGCCAGCCATGAGAGCGTCCCGCCGACGCACTCGCTCTCTTCTGCCCAGCGCTCGAGATAGCGCTTGGTCGAGCCGTTCACCGTGCGCTTGACGTGATAGTAGACCTGGTCCTCATCCTCGCCCGGCAGAACCATCGCCTTTTCGACAAAGCCGGAGGCGCCGGGAGTGGTGCGGGTATGCCAGGCGAGAACGTCTTCGACATCGTCATAGGTGAGCAGCGCCACCGTCCCATCGCTCAGCACGCAATGAATGCGCGTGTCGGGGAAGCGCTGCACGGCGAGGGAGACGATGCCGGCCTCAAGAATGTCCGGCGCATATTTGGACGCATCGGCCGGAGCGTAGTCCCCCACGTTGTAATCGTATGCGAGGATATAGAGGCGTTGCCCAGACCGATGCGAGAAGACCGCCTTGGTATCGAGCAGGAGCGGCCGGACATTGCCGCCGCCCTGCGTCGAGATGGTCTTGGCGGATGAATTGGTCGGCGTAAGCGGCTCGTCGAACGAGGTGGACTGCAGGGCAATGACCGAGCTCGGCGTCAGGCTGATCAGCCTTCGCGCGCCGGCAAGCCCCGTGACCACGTCCACCGGCCCCTTGCCGAGCGACCGGTTGATGGGAGCGGAATCCCCCTCAGTTTCGTCGTCGAAATTCTCATAGTCGTCTGAAACCGAGCCGAATATCTGCGATCCACCAGCCCACCATAGCCGGCCTTCATAGAGCTGCACCACGCTCGGCCAGTTGGATGCGTTTGACCATTGCCCCTCGTTCCAGTCATCGGTCCAATCGGCCTGCGAGAAACGCTGAAGAACGCGAGCGGACACAGTGGTCGAGTTGGTGAAGCTTGTGACCCGGCAAATGCCGGTGACGCCACCATTGTTGTAGGTAATCGTCGCGATGGCGACGCCGGAGGTAAAGGCCCCGGTGTTGATTCTCAGCCGGTACCAGACATCGAGGTTATCGTCGGTGTCGTCGATGTTGGTCGTCGTGTTCGTCGTGATCGTGGTCGCGGTGTCGTGGAAGCCTATATCTTCCCCGTCATAGGACCGCTGAACAGTTATCGTGGCGGTCCACGTTCCTGTGGTGACGATCTTGATGCGCCGCTCGGCGGTGGCCGAGCCGGACCCGACGCCGGTCACCTTGATGGCGGGGGTAACGGTGTCTTCTCGGCCAAGCCGGCAGACCTGGCTTTGGCCATTGTGGAAGCCGCGGAACAGCGCCCCGACATGAGACGAGACAAAAAAGGCGGCGTCCGAAGTTAGCGTGATCTCTCCGTAGGTAGCTGATGGCTTCAATCTCACGCGCGCCGAACGGCCAACCTGGAATGGACCATTGCCAGGAGCATACTCAACCACCGACCATGATCGTCCGGTACCGCGACGCTCAATCTTCCGCTGCCATGCCCCGCCAGCGACATAAACCACGTCAGCGGACTGATCAAAACGAATGTCGGTCAGCTCAGCTGATACCCACGGAGCCACTACTTCCACTGTGCCCGCGGCTTCAACGGCAATCGACGTAACCGCTATGTTGTAGTCCTTATCGTGCTGGAATGTGAGGTAGAAATCGCCCGTCGGGGTGAAGGCGAGGCTATGGCGACCAGCTCCGAGCGTCGTTTCCGTGATGTATTCGTCGCCACCAGAGGTCGAGCCTACCCGGAAGGTGACTGGCCCGAGCCAGATTGCGATTGCGAGAGCGTGCTCCTTGTTCTGGTCTCCGCCAGCCACGGTAATCTGCCTGGTGCACTTGGCGAGGCCACCGATGTTGGCGGCATTCATCACTAGGCCGGCCACACCAAATGATATGGCACCGCCCCCGGTCGACGAGTCGGTCCACCCCGCAGACGATGAAAATGTCCCGTTCGATATGCTCGTCGTCACCGAAACGCGGGCGAGCAGCGTGTCGCTGATCCACACCCGCATCAGGCCGTCGGTCAGTTCAAGCAGCGCCTTATCGGCCGCTTCAGAGGAGGCGACAAATTCGATCCAGGCTGCCGCACCATCGGACTTGGACGAGCCAAGATACTTCGTGCCCGGCGCAATCGTCATGGCCCCCTGTGTCTTGGGAAGCCAGTTGTTCATGTATGCGGCAGACAGGCGCGTGCGTTCAACGTCGGTGCGCGCAATAGCCTTCGGGGAGATGTATCCCCTGTTGAATGCCAGCAGATCGACGTTAGCGCGCGCCATTAGCCGATCAGCCGATCCGTGCGGCCGCGCTCAGTCGTGCCGCCGCCGCGCGCTCGGTTCCATGAGCCCATCGGGGCGAACTTCGGCTGGTTCTCGTTCATAGCGTCGCGGTTCTTCGCGCGGCGCAGGGCCCGATCACGGCTCTTCTCCAGATCGTCCTTCTTGCTGGCGTTCTGGGTGATGCGAGTGCACGTCCGCATCGCGAGCTCGTACACGACAAAGCGGGTGAAGCTCTCCGGCCAGCGGTCGAGGTCGTTGCCGAAGCTGGCATCGTCCGAGACGTACTGGAGATAGATCGGCGTGGCGTCCGCCACCCAATACGAGGTCTCGTCGGTGTATTCTACCAGCGGTGCCCGGAACTGGTCGTCATAGGACATCGCCATGGTACGGACCCAATCGTCCGGCTTGGCGAATACCTCTCCCGGGCCAAACGCCGGCGTGATCGAGGTATCGGAGTCGAGCCGCACGGTGCGCTTGGCGAAGTTCCACAGGCCCGCCTCGAGGCAATGCGCCACGACCGAGGAGTAGGCCTGATCGAGGATGCGACGCGCTTCCGTGTTCTCGCTGAGAGATGAGAGCGGCCGATCGCCCATCTCGATCAGGGCGTCATTGTAGATGGCGAGCTGCGTTGCCATGGTCAGGCTGCCAGCGAGCGACCGTTTTCGAGCACCCAACGGTTGGCTTCACCACGGGTACGGAAGCCCTTGGCGACCGGCTCAGCGCCCTTGACGCCGGCCTTGAACACCGCGAACTGCCACTGAGGCCCCTTCCAAGCGATGTCGAACTGCTGCGCGTCGGGGTCGACCGTCTCGGCTTCCTCGCCGGCGAGGTCCGCCTTGTAGAGCGGGACCACCTTCACCCAATTGTCGCCGCGGTCGACGACATAGGCGCGAACGTACCAGGCGAGGCCATCCGGCACGATCGAGATTTCGTCGCCGGGGTTCACCTTACGGGCGTTATGCGCCCAGAACTCCGGGCGGAGAACAGCGTCCATGGCGGTGTCGAACGGAACGGTAACGCTCCAGTCCTGACGGCCGCTGATCTGCATGCGCAGCTCGGGGAGCTTGTAGTTCGTGCTCATCGCGATCCTTTCGGTGCAAATGAAAAGGGCGGACCGAACGGCCCGCCCCTTAAGTTCGTGTATGGCGATCCCGGTTAGGTGATCGCGGTCGGAGCCGCCACGGTGGCAGCGGCGCCGGAGGTCGAAGCGACCTGGTAGCGCTTGTACTTGGGCGTCGCCGGGGTGATGACATCGACGATGTCGCCCTTGCGCATACCCTTGGAAGCACCGTCGGAGAACCACGACGCGCCGACAATGGTCGCGTCGGACTCGCCGGCCGCATCGCTGTAGACGAAGATGCGCGGCACGAGGCTTCCGATCGGGCCAGAGGCGATCAGAGCGAGATTAGCGGGAGTGTAAGCCATTGTTCTGGTCTCCTTACGCCGCGACGTAGGCCGAACCGTCGTGCTTCATCTGCACGATGGCGTTGTTCTGGAGCAGCTTCGAGCCGAAGAAGCCCGACGTGCGCACGTAGTGGTAGTCCTGCTCCTCGTTGTAGCCAGGGATCGACATGACGCGATCCTTGTCCATCGCGTGGCCGATGGCCGAGCGGTGGAAGAGGTAGCAGTACTCCGTGCTGGTGCCGACGCCCGTCAGATTCGGGTGGCGGATCCAGTTCACACCAGCCCAGCGCCACATGCGCTTGTTGTTGCCGGTGTAGGACTTCACGTCGACGTAGTCGCCCGAGGCGAACTCGGTCGTCTGCATCATGTACGCCCAGAAGGCGTTCGTGATGAGGCCGAACATGTTCTCCTCTTCCTCGACCGGCGCAAAAGCGTTGCCGAGGATGGCGAGGGACTTCATGACCATCGCAACCGAAGCGGTCGCCGAGGCGCCCGTATCGTTGGTCGCGGTGTCGAGCTGCGCGATGATGTCGGCATCGATCTTGCGATTGATGACGCCCATCGAGGTCTGCTGCATGATCTGGCGCTGGTCGCCCTGGCTCATGTTGACGGTGAAGCCCGTCTTGCGAACCAGGTCGTGCCATTCGGCCAGGGTGCAGGAGTTCTGCGTGTTGTTGTCGGCACGCGCCGGGATCAGGCCGTTCGAACCACGGGTGGTGGCGGAAGCGGAGCCGGAATCGGCAACGAGGAAGACGGCGGTGTTGCCGTTGATCTGGGCCTTGGTGGTAACGCACTGGCGAAGCCAGCTCTGGCGTTCCTCGAGGCCGTTGACCCACTCCTCGACGTAGATAGTGCGAAAGGCTGTATCAGCCATAGCAAAACGATCCCTTGATAGGGGTTGCGGATTGCCTTTGGCGTCGGTTGTCCTGGGATTAGGTGGGCGGGTTGCCGCTCATAGAGCGGGCCGCGCCACGCTGCCTAGGGGCTAGCGTTCGGCGGTTTGGACTTCCTCGATCAGTGCGCGGGCCGCAGACACGGGTTGCCGGCTACACCAATCGGAATACGGTATCTGGATACCACACTGATTTGGCGGCCGTCAAGCGGCGGCCGCGCGTGATTTCGCTCTCTGCTCAGCCTCGAGCAGCTTCTGGAACTCTTCCTGCAGACCTTTGGCCTTCGGCCCGACCCAATATTCCGAAGTCTGCTGGCCCGAGAGCTTGCGGAGCTCAGCAAGGCGATCACTCGCAGCCTTGGCCTGATCCGCACTGACTGGAACCACGGTAGCGAAGGGATTGACCTCCAGCGCCGTGCTGGCGAGCCAGCGAAGCACGTCAGGATCGTTGCCGATCACCTTCCCGTCAGCCGTGCGGCCGTTGAGAAGGCGGAACATGACCCCTGCTTCGTCATTCGGGTTGGCGCCGCCCGGCGCCTTGCCGAACAGGGTCGGGATCGCATTGATGTTGGAGTTGAACGAAGAACCCCATTCGCTCTTGAGCGCATCGGTTCCTTCGTTCTTGTAGGCGACATCCTGATCGTACTGGGCGGCCGCCTGCTGCTCCTGGTGGCCGAGATACCAGTCGACTGCAGCGGACATCACTTCTTGCGTGGCGCCGGCCGGGTGCATGGCTTTGGCGAAGGCTTCAGCGATCGGCTTGTCGGCGTCGCCGAGCACCTTGCCGTCCGAAAGCGCGATCTTCTCCAGATAGGCTTCCGGCTTCTCTGGAACACCGATGGCCTTGTGGAACGCCGCCTTCTCTTCCGGCGTCGCCTTGGGACCGGGCGCCTTGATCAGGCCGCCTTGCCCGAACCGCGCTTCCATCTCGCGGAACGAGCCGTAGATGGCGGACGGATCGGTGAAGCGCTGAAGGCGCTTGAGTTCCTTGGCGTCGCCATTCGCCATGCGCTGGCGCCAGTCATCTGGCCAAGAGGGTGTAGGCGCCGGAGCAGGCTGTGCGGCATCCCCAGCCGCCGCGATCGTCGCGGGCTTGGGAGCGGGTGCCGGAGCCGGTGCAGGCGTCGGCGCGGGGGCTGGTGCCGGCGAGGCGGCCGGTGCCGGAGACGGGTTGTCCGCGGCGTCTGCCGCAGTGCCGTCGAGATCGTCAGCCAATGGTCAGTCTCCTTTGATCTTGTGAGGTACGTTCAGCATGGCCGCGTACTGCAGCCCTATGGACCTGCGACCGAGCAGGTAATCCTTCACGTCGGGCTTTCCCTCGATGAAGATCTCATCGCGCATGCCCGTCGCATTGATCAGCCAGTCGACGAAGCGTTTCTGTTCGATCGGTCCAGCCTCGCCGCGGCTCACGGCCTTGGCGGCAAATACATCCTGTTCAGTGAATGGGACCGGCGCCCACGGAACGGGTTTCTTCACAGCACCCCGGCCTGGCTAAGACTGTTCAGCGCATTGCCGGCGCGCGTGCCGATGTCCGCACCAGCGTTCAGGGCCTCAAGCCCCGACTGGATATTCTGCTTCTGATCCATCTGCGCGCGGGCGGCATCCACCGCCTCGTCAGGCTTCATCCACTTGGCAGAGAAGCCGAGGCCCTTCAGAGCGTCCTTCAGGCCCTCGACCACATCGACCGTGGCCGCAGCCGCCGGATCGAACTGAGCCGCCTGGCCGACGATGCCGAGGCCCTGCACGAAGACGCTGGTCTTGTTGGACTCGCTGAGATCGCGGAGAGGCGACTGGAAGGTGAACTGGATATCCTCGCCGCGGAGGCTTTCGGGCATGTTATCCGGCGGGCCGAATGTGCCCAGCGCCTGCAGCTGCTCGAACACCTCGTTGCAAAGCGGGGCGCTGTACTCTTCCTCGATCGGCTCAAAGAGCGGGGCTGCCGCGCGGACGTATTCCTCAATGCGGCGGCGCACTTCAGTCGCCGTCATCTGCCGCATGTCCGCCTGGGGCAGCATCAGCTTGTCGAGGAACAGCCCGTTCCGAATATCGTCACGAAGCGCGTTCGCGATGTCCTGCCCGATAGGCATGGTGCCGGGGTTGCTGTCGATCGGACGGATGGGATCAAGCGTCCCTGTCCCATCGTCGTCATCGTAGAAGGTCACGCCGCCGGCATAGAGAGCGATATCCGAGCGGATCGCCTCCTGCCGGGCCAGCATGGGTGGGTCGACATGCTTCTCACCAGCCTCCCGGAGCGTACGCACCACGATCTGGAGTGTGCGCGAGTCGGGGAGCGCTATTTCCGTAGCCGGTGACCGGGCATACTGAGAGCCGGATACTGTCTGCCAGCGCGGAATGACGTAGCCGAGGGTGCGGCGCGGACGCTCCTCGAGCACCGTTTCGCTTTGGCACTCGACGTAGATCGACGTGAACCCGAGCTTGCGGCCCTTGGCCTGACCGCCGCGGTAGATATCCGAGGGGACGACAATGTGCCGGCATTCGAATTTCTGCTCCGGGTCGGTTCTCAGCGCGCTCTCGACATCCCTGCTGAGCTTTCCGGGGAAGTAGGCCTGAAGCTGGCGGGCCGTCGGCACCCATTTACGGTGCACGACATCTACCTTGCCGCGAGCGTTCTCGGACCAAGCCGTGTCGCGAAGATGATGCGTGCGGTAGAAGAGCACCGTGCCGGACGGATCGTAGACCGGCTCGATCACCGCCTGACCGAACGCCGCGAAGTCGTGATCGGCTTCCTTGGTCGCGCGCACAAACCCGGCTTCCGGGTCATACATGGCGCGCCACATGACATCGCCGAGGTATTCCAGGTAGGCCCGTGCCTCCCTGTCCTCATCGCGCCGCTTGTCGCCGACATGCAGGCTGAACCAGCGCGCCGCGCGCGGGCGCAGCATCGCCGCAAACATGTTGCCGAGCTCGCGATGCGCCAGCACCGGATAGGATGAGAACAGGCTGGACGAGGAATTGTCGTCCGACAGGAAGCCGTTGAAGTCGGCCCGCATCGGGTAGAAGTTCTCAGCGATGGCCTGCCATGCCGAGATCAGCCCGGAGCGCCCGGCAAAGAGCCGGTCTCCTTGCCTTATGAGATCACGGATGGTCTGATCCAACGGCTTAAGCCTTTGCCTGCCAGTCGATGCGGATTTCAGTCGGGCCTTCGGGGAGATCGCTCTTGTGCGTCACCTCGGCCACCGCCAGGACAAGGTCCGGGCTGGACTTCTTCACGAAGTCCTCAAGCCATTCCCGGTCATCCGGGCTGTCGTCATCGGCCTTGATCTTCAGGCCGGACTTTCCGGCGACGACCTTCACGCGCCGAGCCTTCCGGCGCTGCCGTTCAGCGAACGGAGCGTGTCGGAGAGGATCGTCGAAGACCGGCCGGTCTTCTTGCGGGCATCCGCCAGCGCGCGGCCCTGAGCGGCACGAAGCGCTGGGTCCGACTCGGACGGCATGCGGGTAACGACAGGATCGGGCGCCTGCACGACAACAGGCTGTGAACGACCGCCCATGAGTCTATCTCCTTAAGATCACTTTCGGTTGCGAACTGCCCGGCATCCGCTTGGCGCCGGCATACCCAAGCACCACACGAGGCGGTGCAATGTTGCTCTCTTCCCGGCGCGTCATGGCAGGGAACAGGTGAGCAAGGCCCCAGATCATGGCGTCAGCCCGATCAGGCGATCGGTCGCCGACAAAGCCCCCCGTCGTCATCCCGCAAAGCTGGTCTTCCAGCACCGGGAAGTAGCCGGCGAGGCGTACCTTTTCCTGCTCGAACAGAGTTGCGATCGGCTCGGCTCTGACTGCCTTGCCGCGTGATGCGCGAACCTCACGGAATGGAACCGAGCGGGTTACCCCGCCCTCCCGTGCCGCCGTCCGGATCACCTCGGCAACCATCTCGCCGCCGAAGTTCACCTCGGCGACAATGCAGTCGGCCGAGTAGCGATCGAAGGCCGAAACTGCCGCCCTGCCCCACTCGACCGGGGCCATACGGCCGGATAGATCCTCAAGCACGTAGCCCTTGCCGTCCTGGCCGAGGCCGCAGACGACAATGCCGACCTCATCGGACCGCTTGTCTTCCTTGCCGCGGGAGCCCGACGGGTCGACCGCCACCACCACCCGGGCCATTTCCGGCAGCTCGGGACCATCGAACCTGGATTGCTCCAGAAGCTCCACAGTCCATAGGGCTGCCTCGTTGGCCGATCCCCACTGGCCGAGCAGAAAGCGCCGCCTGTCCTTCTCTGACAGGCCTTCAAGCTGCTTCAGGTAGTCGGCCGAGAGGTTGACCTTGTTGTCGTTCGGGTTCATCGGCCCGAAGGCAACGAAGTCGTCCGGATTGCGGAGCGGCTGGCCCGAGATCGGATCACGCTTCTGGATGAACAGCTTGTTCGTCCAATGCCCGTCCGACGGCGGGTTGCAGTCGTAGAAGGCCCGGGCCCTTAGTCCTTCCACCTTCTGCGCCAGTCGCGTGATGGCGACGTTGCGGGAGGCGTAGGGGATTTGCGAGCACTCGTTGAAGTACAGGCTCGCATATTCCGAGCCGAGGATTTTTTCAGTGCGCTCCTTGTCGTCGAGACCACCGAACCAGATTTCGGACCCTGACGGGAGCGTGTAGAACCAGTCCTGCTTGTCCATCTTGCTTCGCTCGGCAACGCCAGGGAAGCACCGCTCCATGACATCGGGGAGCGTCTGGTGAATGATGGACTGCTTTACGGCGTTGAACCGGAAGCGAAGGATGGCGTGGCGCGACTTGCGCGCCAGCGCCCTGATGACGATGGCCCGGACGATAAGGAACGTCTTGCCGGACCTGGACCCACCGAAAAGCAGGATATGCTGGGCATCCGAGCCAAGGACATCGTTTGCCTTGCTCTGCTTCTCGGTGAGCTTGAAGGCCACGGACTAGACGCGATCCCCGGCGATCATGACGTAGTCGATATCCATCGTTTTGCCGGCGGTGGCCGACTTCGGACGGATGAGGAACGAAGGGGTCAGGGCGATCGTGGTGCGGACCGCGCTCGCCATGCTGCCGATCTGAGCGCCGTTGCGGTAGAGCGTTGCAGTGCCGGCGCTATCGATCTCGATGCGGAAGGTCTCGTAGGTCGAGGCGACCGGCGCGTAGCCGGTATTGATCTTGGTCGCATCCACGTCGTTGGCGACACCGGCGAACCACCACTTGGCCGTGGTCATGGCGGTATCGAAGAAGATGCCCACCGCGTCCGTGGCGTCCGTGGTGATCGTATCGGCCGAAGCCGCCGAGTAGATCGCCTGCTCGAGAGACTTCGTATCCGTCAGGCCGACGAAGCACGAAACCGACGCGATGGAGGCCAGGTTGATGCGCGTCTCGAACACGAGACCCGTGCCAACCTTCCAGTTCAGGGCGGAGTTCAGCTCCGCGCCGTCAGCGGCAACCGAGCCCGCCGAATCGCCGGCAGTCAGGCGGAATACGCCGTTGACGCCTTCAACGATGGCGCCGTCCGCGGTCGTGGTGTCAGTGCCCTCGACGTAGTTCCACTGATCGGCGACGACATCGCCGAGGAAGTCGTCGAACATGACGACCTTGGAGGGAGACGGATACTGGAACTGGGAGCCGACATCGCCGAGGGCAAGGCCGCCGGGAACAATCAGCTCGCCAGCCGGGCCGAGACCCAGCTTGCGGCCGTAGATCGAGGTGAGAATACCGGGCATGGGGGCAGTCCTTTGCTTGTTGCTGTTTGCTTGAATAGAAAAACCCGCCTCAAAGGGCGGGTCAGAGCACCGGATGGAACCGGGATCAGTTGAGTTGCGGAAGAACCGGCTGCACTTCGCTGGTCAGGCTCGGCGAGGCCAGAAGCCGCGTCCGTAGCGTTGAATAGTCCACGTTCTGAATCGCTACGCCGCTATCGATCGCAAGCGCCGCGGCCAGTCCCGCCGCCTGGCCCATGCACATGGCCGTGTACTCCATGCGGATAGAGCCAAAGGCAACGTGCGTGGCAGACACCGCGAAGGTGACGGTCAGATTGTTGACCTCGGTCACCTTCGGGCAGATCACCTCGTAGGGCACGGGCGAGAGCTTGTCGGTCCCGCCGTTGGTGTTGTCCTCGAAATTGCCGGTGAGCCAGATCCTCGGCGTGCCCGATAGATCGGCAATCATCTGCGTGTGGTGGCTATCCATCGTGTAGGAAGCCACCGCAATGGTCTTGACCGAGCGCGGCGTCGTGCCGTCCGTTGCGGCGATGTCGTTGCCGTCGTGAACGTAGTCCCCAACCAGCCGGCGCGCCTCGCGAACGTACATCTGCCGCGGCCAGAAATAGTCGTCCGAGCCGTAGGGCGACGTGTAATGGGTGTGGTCGAGCCAGAAGGCCCTGGCGTCGGTCTCGAGCTGCGCCGGGATGCGCGTATCGCTGAGGTTCGTCCGACCGTACATCAGGGTGTAGAACAGGCCCTTGATATAGGAAATATGGTTCTGGACGATCGTCTCGCGGGCTGAGTAAGAGGCGGTCGGATAGGAACGGCTGCCTCCAATCAGATCGAGGCCCATCCCGCTCGGCCCCATGTTCATGTCGTAGACGTTGCGGACCGAGTTTACCTGGTCGTATTTCAGGATCGTCGCCAGCGTCCAGTCGGTCCCGTAGACCTTGCTCGCCGCGGTCAGCGCCGCCATGTAGCGGAGCAACGGCTCATAGGTCGTGATGCTATAACCGCTCGGCGCCGAGCTCGGCGGGGTCACGCGCCAGAGTGCGTTGCTCGATGTGGTCATACGGTAGTTGTAGGACTGGACTTCTGTGTCCGCCTGGCCGTTGCTTTTCGCCGGCGACGCATCCACACCCGGCAAAAGCCCGCTGCCAGACACGCCTGCCGTGTTGTACGGGTCAATGTTGTAGAACGTCGCGCCAAGGGCGAACTGGTGGTTGCCCGAACCGGTCCCCGTCGCTGTCCCGCGATAGCCGTTGACGGCTTCCTTGCCCGTCCCTGCGGCCTCACGACCCAATGTCATCGTGCAGCCGGCGAGATAGGCGAGATCGCCCTCATAACTCGCGTCGCTGAACTGCTTGCCCTTGAGCACGCGGCCATCAGCCGTCTTGATGGCGACAATGTTGCCGCGGTATTTCGTGACCGATGCAACGCCCGTCGACCAGTAGACCGGGATGTCTATTCCGCCAGTCCGCGACGCATCCATGAGCGCCCGCAACTGCTCTTCGAACACCTTCGGCTCAAACGTGAAGGTAGTATCCGCCCGGCTGTAGTACGAGTTGATCCGCGTCATCAGCACGCGGGGAAGACCGCCAAGCGCCGAATGCGAGTCGAGGTCGGTCGCACCCAAGCCATTAGCAGACATGCCGCCGACGCTGCATTCGCGCCAGCCGCCGACGATCGCAACCGTCTTGCCCTGCCGCGCCGCCTCGTAGGCCGCCATGCAGCCCTGGGCGGTGGCCCCATAGACAATCAGGTCGGCCGTAACAGTGCTGGCCCCCACGCCAGCGTCGTACTGGGTCAGGTCTCCGAAGCGGGAATAGGTCCTAAGCGTCTGAACCGCGGCGAAGTAGTCGAGCGCCTGTTGTGCCGTCAGCGACTTGCCGACGCTCACGTAGGAGAGTTTGCGACCGGGAACGTTGGTCGAGCCGTTCAGGCGGAGAATGTACAAGTTCAGGTTCGTCGCCTGAACAGTCGTATAGGCGCCCGAAGCGATCAACTGACCGTTGCGATAGAGGGAATAGTTGCCCGACTTGACGCACAGCAGGATGAAGTTGCTGCCGTCGTTGGTGCTTGCCAGAGAGCCGGTCGTTGTCGACGCCCCATTCGCCCGGAACGTGACGACATTGTTTGGCGAGTTGCAGAGGTTGATCGTGATCCCGTATGTCGTTCCGTCGAACAGGCCCACGTCCGAGCCGCTGGCGACCGACCCCGTCTCGCTATAGACCGCGAGGTGAAAGTCGGTGATGTCGTAGCCGGTCTGAGTGGTCGGGTTCCAGTTCGTGTCGAGATAGTTCGCCGATGCGGCCGAGCTGTACCCGTCGTTGGCCGCGAAGGTAGGGGATCCCTGGACCGTGATCGTATTGCTCGACCCGAGGATATTCAGCGTGCTCGCTTGCGCACTCGCGGCGCCGAGATGCCACGCCGCGTACAGGAGCGAATAGACCGATTTGGCCTTGAGCGTCTTGATGAACCGGTTGATGGTGATCTGCCGCGCCGTAGAAGGCGGCGTCGTCATCCGGGTGATGTAGGCAGAAGCCTCGGACTCGAGCGCGAAGGAGGTCAGGTTGCCCGGGGACGGGTAAGCCGGCCCGACTACCTGGTTGGCAGTCGGGGTGACGTTGATCCCCAGCGCGAGAGGCATTTTAGAACAGCGCCACCATGTTGGTGGCCGTCGTGTTGGTGCTCATGATCTTCTTGCAGGCGATCGGGAGGAGCGTCCCGGCCGGCACCGACGAGAAGGTCACCGCCGTGCTCGGCTCGTCGGCCATGACAACAGCCACATCACCAGCCCCGCCGACATACAGCCCGCGGCAGTTGACGATCGTCGCGTCGCTCTTGGTCACTGCGGCCGCTTTGCGTGCCGGGCCAATGCCGGGATCGCTCGCAAGCGGTGCCGGACCGGAAATGCTGGGCATGCGTCTAGCCTCCTTCGGCTAATCAGAGCAGCTTGGCGTCTGCCTCGCCGATGTTCACGACGAGGTTGCCCGTGTGCTCGTGCTCTTGCTTGTCGCGCCATTGCTCTTTCCGGCGGTTCTTCAGCCAGAAGATGCAGGCCGTCGTGTCGGGTGGAACGTGCTCACGATAGGGCGTGCTCGTGACCGCGCCCTGAAAGGCTGAGAAGTGGATCGCATCGTAGGTGTAGCCCACCGCCCGCTGGTAGAGGCTGCGCTCGACCCGATCGTCGGCGCCGACCTTCCCCGCGTTTAGGGCCTGACAAAACTCTGCGTGCTCGCTCTTCCAGCGAATGATGGTCCGCACCGAGACCTCGAAGAAATCCGCCAAGTCATCATCGGTCGCACCGAGGGCGCAGAGTTTTTCCGCTTGAGCAGCGAATGTCGGCTTGAACTTGGGGGGCCTGCCGCCGGGATGCTGTGGCTTGTCGGGCTTGACCCCTTCCGGCCTGCCGGCCGCACCCTTGATCTGTTCAGAGGTCATTCGATAAGCTTCACAGCCAGACCAAGGAGGCAACGCGCATGGAAAATCACACTCCAGCTATCGCTGCCGCGCTTACCGCAGCGCTGATACAGGCTGCCGGCCGGCCGCATTCGGTCGCTGAGGCTGTCAAACTGTATCGGGACTTCTCGTTCTCGCTACAGCCGAGATCAGGCCTGGGCACTTACGATGCATGGCTGAAGGACAACACGACAGAAGCGCCGCACGTCTAAAGCCCGCCTGTTGGGGCGGGCTGGGTTGAATCTGGCAGGCCGGATTAGGACGTAGCCCGCACTGTCACCATTGGCGGGGTCGTACCGACCGGTGCCTGCATCACCGCATAGGACGGGTGCGATGGAAGCCGCTTCTGTGCGGCCCCGTTTAGCGTCCCGCTGCCAGAACTGACCGCGGGCGGATGCCCTAACCGCCGCTCCCATACGGTGGGCGGCCTAGTCGGTCAGGCGCAGAGCCGGACCCGCGGTTTACGTCAGAATCAGAACGCCCGCACGGTGGCGGGCGGTTTCACGTGAAGCATGCGCAAATCACGACGTTGCCAGAATATGGAGTCCGGCCGTGCACGGTGTCAACCCCTCGGCGCCCAATGCGCACGCAATCTGTCGAGCCCGTCGATGA